TTCTTATGGTAGACCTCAAGCAATCGTTGAAGACAACAATGGAAACCTTTTCTATTGTGGTTTAAAGAACGGTCTTGATGTTACAGGCGGTACAATTGTTACAGGTGCAGCGATGGGCGATATGTCAGGCTATACCATTACAATTGTAGGCGAAGAACCAGTACCTGCAAATTGGATTACAACTACTTTAACTGCTGCTGGCGTAACGGTTACATCTGGAGTTTAAGAATTTTTGTTTGTTTGGGTTGAAATTAGGGGGCAGATGCTCCCTTTTTTCGTTAAAAAGAAAACAAAAACACTTTTTTGCGTTTATACATTATGATTGTTTTGAAAGCAGTAGGTACATCACAAGAAATTAAGTTTATTCCAACGAGATTAGGGATACCTAATGAATTATTTTTAAAGAATGAAACTACTAATGTTCAAACAAATCAGTACATTGATTGTACGACTGAATCTTTTTATTCTAAATTTTCAGAAATAGTTGCATTAGAAGAAGGTCATTTTTATAGTTTAACAATAAATGAAAATTCTGATAAAACATCAATTGATAATTTTGCTTCAAGAGTAGTTGCAGATAGTGGTGTTTACGAAGCAGAAAGTTGTTTATATACATTTTTGTCTGCTTATGAGCATACGAATAAATTAATTTATCGTGATAAGGTATTTGTCACAAATCAAGATGTCGATACCTATTCTATAAATAATGACGAATATATTAATCGTTCAGAAAATATAATTTTATATGATTAAGAAGAAAGAAAATAGTGGCTTACATTTTATTCAATTAGAAGCATATTCACAACCTAAAATTGTTGAATCAAAGCGTGATAATTGGGTTGAATTTGGAGAGGATAACAACTTTTTTCAATTCTTAATTGATAGGTACAATGGGTCTACAACTAACAATGCCGTAATAAACAACATTGTTAAATTAATTTATGGTCGTGGCTTAGATGCTACCGATGCAAGCAAGAAGCCTAATGAATATGCACAAATGATTATGCTATTCAGAAAAGATGTAGTTAAAAAGGGAATTGCAGATTTAAAATTATTAGGTCAATATGCTTTTCAATTAATTTATAATAAGCAAAAGACTGAAATTGTAAGAGTTGAACATATACCGGTGCAACTTTTAAGAGCAGAAAAATGCAATAGCAAAGGAGAAATAGAGGCTTATTATTATTGCGATAATTGGGAAGACACGAAAAAATTCGTTCCTAAACGTATTCCAGCTTTTGGATTTGGAGATAAGACTTTAGAAATACTTTACATTGGCAATTATACGGTAGGTCAAAAATATTATAGCAATGTTGACTATGTTGGTTGTATTCCTTATGCAAAGCTTGAAGAAGAAATAGCAGACTATTTAATTAACGATGTGCAGAACGGATTTAGTCCAACAAGCATTGTTAACTTTAATAATGGTATTCCAGATGAGGAGAAAAGAGAATTAATTTCAAGGCAAGTAACATCAACACTTACAGGTTCTAAAGGCAAAAAAGTGGTGGTATCATTTAACAATGATGAAACCAAAAAGACAACCGTTGATTCAGTTCCTTTAAATGAAGCACCAAAGCATTACGAATATTTATCAGAAGAATCCAAGACAAAGATACTTTTAGGTCATGGTGTTGTAAGTGGATTGCAGTTTGGTATTACAAGTCAAAATGGATTTAGTTCTAATGCAGATGAATTAAAGAACGCAATTACATTATTTGATAACATGGTTATTCGTTATTTCCAAGATACATTTATTGATGGAATTAATAAGGTATTGGCTTATAACAAAATAAGTTTAAATCTGTATTTTAAGACCTTGCAACCTTTAGAGTTTATTGATTTAAATCCTAATGTAAGTAAAGATGAATTACAAGAGAAAACGGGTGTTTCTTTATCTTCACATATCGATGAATTAAACGTTGAGGAATTTGGCGAAGACATTGATTTAAACGAATGGGAATTAGTAGATAGTAGAATAGTTGACCTTGATACAGAAGATGAGTTAGATGCAGAATTAGAGGCATTGAACAACCCTAAAAAGTCATTGATGTCAAAGATTTATGATTTTGTAAGCACTGGAGTTGCAAGACCTAACATTGGTTCAGAGCAAGATGGTAAATTATTTCAGTCAAGATATAGATATTCAGGAAATACAACCGAAAAGAGTAGAATTTTTTGCAAGAAAATGACTGCTGCCAATAAGTTGTATCGTAAAGAAGATATTATGCGCATGAGTCAAAGTCCTGTCAATGAGGGTTGGGGACCGAAAGGCGCAGATACTTACGATATATGGCTATATAAAGGAGGCGGTGCTTGTCATCATTTTTGGACAAGGGAAACGTATAAAAGATTTATTGATCCAAGAAGAAAAGGATCGGTTGAAGTAACACCTTCACAGGCAAGAAAGCAGGGTGAGATATTGCCAAAGAATAATCAATTGGTTTACACAAAGCCTATTGATATGCCAAATAAAGGATTTTTACCAAAATAAGATATGGCAACAGCATTAATAGTAAGTAGGGATGAGATTGTAAAATTTACTGCATTAAATGGTAATATCGATACTGATAATTTTATTCAGTGGATTAAGTTAGCGCAAGACATTCATATTCAAAATTATTTAGGCACCGATTTATTCAATAAAATAAATGCGGATATTATTGCCAATACATTAGCAGGTAATTATTTAATGTTAGTTAATGTATATATCAAACCTATGTTGATTCATTGGTCAATGGTTGAATACTTACCTTTTGCAGCTTACACAATTGCTAACAAAGGAGTTTATAAGCATGGAAGTGAAAATAGTTCTAATGTTGATAAATCGGAAATAGATTTTTTAGTAGAAAAGGAAAGGTCTATTGCTCAAAATTACACAAGAAGGTTTATTGACTACATGAGTTTTAATAATAATTTGTATCCTGAATATAACACAAATAGCAATGCAGATATCTTCCCAAGCAAAGAGAGTGATTTTGTTGGCTGGGTCTTATAAGCCAAAGAAAGAAAATGTCAAGAAATTGAAAATATATTTAAATAAATTAGAGAATGGCAAATAGTATTGGTTGGGGTCAAGGTGCAGGAAACAACGCAATAGGTTGGGGACAAGGTGCTGCCAATAACCTAATTTCATGGGGTAAATCACAAATTACATCATCATCAGGTGAAACAGATATAGTAGGTGGAGTTTATGCCTTATCGTTTAATTTCCAAACTAGAATTGCTACAGATTTAGGAACATTTGAAGCACAAGCGTGCTTAATAACAACGTTAAACACATTTAAAATTTAAGAAATATGGCATTATTAGATACTGCGTCACTTATTGTAACACCTAACGGATATAAAGCATCAAAGCTTTACTCAATTGTTCCCACAGATGGCACAGGGGACATGACTTTTGCACGCACAGGAAATACTGCTACTCGTGTTAATTCAAGTGGATTAATTGAAACGGTAAATGCAAACATACCAAGACTTGATTATCTTGGTAGCACTTGTCCTAAATTATTACTTGAGCCACAACGGACAAATTTAATGTTAAGAAGCGAGGAATTTGATAATGCAAGCTGGTCAAAGGAACCTAGTGGAATTGCAAGCGCTCCAGTTGTGACAAGCAATTCAGCAATTTCTCCAGATGGCACAATGGATGCTGAGTTAATTGTATTTAATCTTAATGGTGGTACAGCTTCTGGAGATTTTTCCCAATTGTCTCAAACTGCAACTACAACAATATCAACAGTATATACTTTCAGTATTTATGCAAAAACAAGCGACAATTCTACAAAAACAATGAGTTTGGTAAATGGTGTTGGTGTAGCTACCTTAATAACAATTACAGGTTCTTGGCAAAGGTTTACAACTACCTTTACAACAACTACCACAACGGCTAATATGAGGCTTAGATTGCGTGGTGCATCAGAAGGAACATCAACAAGTGCCTCCATTAATCTTTGGGGCGCTCAATTAGAAGAAGGAACATTTGCAACATCATACATACCTACGACTACGGCAAGCGTAACAAGAAATGCTGATAGTTGCTCAAAATCATCAATAACAAGTTTAGTTGGTCAGACAGAAGGAGTTATTTTCTTTGATTTAAATACTGATTCAAGATTAACAGATACTAAATTATTTATTAAAAATGCAGGAACAACAAATTATGTTGGATTTTCAATTTCTAGCACATCCATAAGAGCTTTGGTTGTTGATGCATCAGTTGCTCAAGCAACAATTTTATATACTGCAAATTTAGGAACTGGAAGATTCAAATTAGCTTTTGCTTACAAAGCCAATGATTTTGCATTTTATTTAAATGGTGCTTTAGTTGATACAGATACAAGTGGAACAATTCCTACTTGTGATACTTTAGATTTTTATTTTAATTCAACCAATGGTCTTCGGATTAATTCATCAGCACTTTGGAAAACAAGATTATCAAACGCAGAATTAGCAACATTAACAACGATATAAGATGAAATTTTTAAAATACGAATTCACTCCAAGTAAGTGGGAAGAATTAAAATCAGATTTACAAGTAAGCAATACATTAGGCGAAGAAACGCATTTATCTTACAATCACGACATTATCGAATCAGTTGTGGAAATTGGTCATATTATGATTACTCCACCAGTATTAGATGAAGAAATGAACGAAACAACTCAATCGGTTTTGTCTGATAAATATTCGGTTGACATTCTTTGGAAAGAAGATGAATTAAGTTCATTTGCTTCTTACAAAATTTGGTGTCAACCAGTAGGCATTCATTCATTTGGCGCATCAATCGATGCAGACTATGAGCAATCTTACTTAGCACAATTGGCTAAATAATGGAACACTGGAATGAAGTTATCTTGCCTACATTGACCGCTTTCTTTGCATCTGTCGTAACATGGATTTTTGGTAGAAAGAAAGCACAGGTTGAGGTTGAAGCAGGCGAGATAACTAATGTACAAGAAGCAATAAAGATTTGGCGAGAGATGGCAAACGACATGAAGCAAGAAGTTGCCGATTTAAAAATAAAGGTTGAAACCTTGACTACCGAAATTCATAATTTAAGGACTGAAAACATAGAGTTAAGAACCAAGCTTGATGAAGATAAGCCAAAACGGGTTAGATCTAATAAAAAGATTTGAGGGTGTTAGATTAAAGCCTTATAAATGTCCTGCTGGCATTGCTACCATATCTATCGGATGTACCTATTATGAAGATGGTACAAAGGTAAAGATGACAGACCCTGAGATTAGTCCAGCAAGGGCAACGGAAATATTTCTAAATGTATTAAAGCATTATGAAAGTTCTGTTGATTCTTTTACAAGGGATGATATTACCCAAAATCAATTTGATGCTTTAGTTTCTTTTGCCTATAATGTAGGTACAGGTGCATTAAAGAAAAGCACTTTATTAAAAAAAGTCAATGCAGATCCTAACGACAAATTCATAGAAAGTCAATTTTTAATTTGGAATAAAGTTAGGGGAGTTGCAGTAAAAGGTTTAACATTACGAAGACAAGCTGAATCTAAACTTTATTTCTCATAAAAATTAAACTATAAAATTTGACATATTATGGAAAATAAAATATCCCAATTCGTGAATTTGCCGAGTTACTTATTATTATTTAGCATAAAAAAGTTAACATTTTTGTTTATACTTTTTGCCATTGTTTCTTGTAAGACAAGCAAAGTTGAAACGCAAAAATCTATAATAAAAATAGATACTTTTAAAACTGAAAAAATAATTCATGTTTTTAATTCGGTACACGACACCTTAACCATTGAGAATCCTTGCGATTCTTCGGGCATTCT